AGCTAGTAAAGGCTATGCCGTCATCAGACCAAGACTCAGAACTCATCTTCCAAATACGGTTCTTCTTGGTACCGGAGGTATAGTTTGTACCGAAGAAGAGAGAATCAGTACCTAGATCAGAGAACCTAGCCTCACTGAATGCTTGTACGTTATTAGCTAGCGTCCATCTAGTCCAAGTAGAAGACGCGATATCGAATACCAGCGCACCGTCATAAGCCCAACCCTCGCCAGTGTCCCTGGGCATCCAGAGGATATACTTATTCTGCCAGTGCGAGGCGTACATATTCATCGCCAAGCCTGGATCTTTGAAGTCTCGGTACTGTTCTAGCAGATCCTTGACGTTCTCCGAAATAAGCTCAGCCTGGGCGCCGTCGAAACGAACTACACCCTCCAGACTCAGAAAATAGAGCTTACCGTCGATAACCTTTACCGTACCGCGACCTACACAACCGATTCGATCCGAAATCAATTTGTATTGCCAGTCAGCAGGCTGTCCTTCTGGACTGACAGAGAAAATTTTACGTGTCTTGAAGCAATACAGTTGGTCATTGAACGGCACTGTGGCGATTAGATAATCACCGTCGCCAAAGTCCAGGTTAAAGTTTCGCATGGCGACGCCGCCGAAGTCCGCCAGATTCGTTGCTCCAGAATACCAGACTTTGGTTTCGTTACCGGTAAGTTCAGTACTGCCGTTTGAATTGATGACGAAGGCACGATCCTTGAAAATGGTGATATGCGTGCCTATAGGTGTGTTAGGTATCCAACCCGGAGTTTCGACGATGTTATTAGCGACACCGATACTGAGGAATCCGCCCATCGCAGACGTTAAACCAGTACCTTGACGCACTACAGTTACGGTGTAGGCAGAGGCTGAATTGAGGCCGCCGTATTCAGCGGCCCATTGTGCTTTCGCAACCGCACCGCCACCGTGACCTATGTTAATACTTTGGTATTCGCCGGTCTGTACGTTAACTCGCCACAAATTAACGTCATCTGTCACCAGAATGTAGTTATACGTGGAAATGTTTAGCGTACCGCTGGCTGGTCCAAAAGTACCGCGTTGTATACCGATTATCCGTAGACCGCCAGTACCCACTGCGGGATTGACGATTCTAGTGAGTTCCTGAACTCCCCAGCGCTTCTCTAAATAACCTCTTGGGTTGACATTGAAATTGTTGATGTCAACCATTTGATCTTCGGCGGGGCCGAAGGACTCACTCTTCACGGCAGAATTACGTGAAGCATTCATTCCTTTGAACTTACGGATGGTGTGCTCTTTGAGGTCGCTACGCATCCATTGACTCGATCTGCTCGTACGAAGAACGAACGATCGGGTACGAGAAACCGTCCGCTTCTGTCACAAAACTAGACAGTTCCATTATCTTGGCTAGGTAGTCACCCTGAACGAGCTTATAAGCTTGATAGTCGTTTTCCTGTAGTTTACACTTCGCCAGAGCATACAAACACATAGCCTCATGGCAAGCATCAGGAAGCACCGGAATATCCACACCGGCAACAAGATCGGGAGGTTGTGCGGTATAGATCAGGTCTAGATCAATTCCCGTTCTTCCGGGAGACTGATAAGGCCAGAACACCATTCGTCGTGCTGGTGTGGAGTTAAAGTCCTGAATGGCATAATACGTGGGATTACTGGTACCTACACCCCCGCCAAGCTGTCCATAGAAGTCAGCATAGGAGGTCTTACTGATCTTACTTCCGTTCCAGAAGACGTGTAGTTCCTGATCGAAGTCCGCCGGAAGAACTGCTCCGCCTTGATTATCTACAACGCCTGTATCTAGTGTTGTGATTGTAGCGGTTTTCTGGAAGTATTCCAGCCGCCTACACATTTCCTTCTGCGCCCAGTTGAGGTACTGCGTGATCTGTGCCGTCGTGAACTGAACGTTAGATTCGTCTCCCGCAAGAGCCGACACGAACGTTTGTAGACTAGTCAGATTCATAATCTCTCACGATCGTCCGACGGGCGGGGTCATCGTCTATGAAGATGATTTCACCTTCATGGCCCGGACGTGTATCCGGTATAGTATACCGGCCTTTCGGGCTTCTAAATACTTGTAGTAGGACATCCTTTGCTGCCGTACGCCAAGAGTTTTCAGCCTCTTTCTGCTCGGCCCTAACTTTCGCGTTATTCGCATCAAGTTTAGCCAGGACATTAACTTTATAGCTATCACAATCGTGAAGCATATCCAGCAGACGGTTATCCAGGGTCTGGGCTGTAAGTACGGGTCGCCAAACATTATCCCTGCACAACTCAACAACACGGAAAGGAGCGTCGCCCGGATCAGGATTCGGACAATACTGGATCTTAAGGTCCGGCCAGAGTCGACTGATTTCCTTGACGACGTGGGCGACATCATCTTCAACATGGACGAGTTCTCCGTCCATTGAGATAGCATCCCAGGGCATATTAGGCCTCCTACTAAAAGAGCCGGCCCCGAAGGACCGGCCCAATTAGTCAACCCCGCCCAAGGGGAGAAGATGGGGGAATAGCCGAGGGAACACGGCGGATGTTGGCGGCTATTCCCCCAGAATTTAGCCTTCGGTGACGCCTGTTAAAGCTCCGAGACCGTTTCGACGACGAATCCCCATCTCGAAGTACCTCTTGATGAGAACGTCGTAAGCATCGGTATCGGCTACTTGGACGAACATCGACCCCGTCTTGTCCTCGAAGTGCCAGTCCTTCGTGTGGTAGATTCGCATTTCCTTTTCCGGCACGAAGTACATCTTACCAGCAGGACAGTCCGGATCTTCAACCACTGGAAGTTCTTGCGGACCGTAAATGAAGGGTAGGCCACGGAATCCACCCTTGAATTCGACGGTATTGTTCTGACGACGCTGCTGAACTAGCAGGTTGAAGTAGGCCAGCCGAACACCGAGAGACGTGAAGATTGCGGTAACCTTCCCACCACTCTTACGCACGGCGTCACAACGCTTGATCATGGCAACTTCCGAAAGAGCGCCATTCAAAGCAAGCGTGTTCGCCTTCCAGACCGGATCGTTGACCCCAAACAAGTTCACCGAGTTGTTGGCCATACGATCCAGCCCGGAAGGCTCACGCTGAGTACCTGCTGCATAGTTGCCAGCACGGGTGAACATCTGCAAACCAGCGGATACAGCAGCGGCAGCACCGTCGAAGGTAACGGTCATCGCGGTGTAGTCAACGGCTGTGATGTTCCTGGCAGCAGCAACAACGGCGCCGGTTGAAATGGTTACGACGTCAACAACAGCGTCGATTTCCAACCAGTAAGCGTCGTCCACGGTTACGGTATTCAGCGTACCTGTGCTCTGGATCGTAGCAAGGTTCCCAGTTCCAGAACCGTAGAAAATTCTGTTCTGGTCCTTTCCAACAGACATCTTGAGCACAGACATCTCATTGTCGACGGCCTCGACGAATGCGTCCATGTCGGACTCTGCGATTTCAAAGATCTGGCCCTGGATCCTTGCACGGCCGTAGCCGTAGTACAAAGGAACCTGGACTTCCTTTGACCGAGAGCGACCAGGAGCACCGAGGGTCTCATTCTCTTGCCGGAAGGAAATACCCTGGTTCTTTCCGACGAGAATGGGGAAGTCCACGTACTTACCACCCGCCCGGTGCGTAACTCCCTTTGAAGAGGACTCAATGCGCTGGGTGAGTACGGTCTCATCCTGAATGTTCTTTGCGATCGGTCCCTCATAGTGAACCTTCAGGATTGGAGAGATTGAAGAGATATTAACGTTCGGCACTATTCCATTGCTCCTTGTAGGGCAGCGAGTAAACTCGCCTTCCGTTCGTCGTCCGTCATTTCTGACGGCGCTTTCGCTGCTTGTGGGGGCAAAGATGCCGAGCTGAGTACCCTTGGAGCATTGGGAGCTTGACGTTGATTAACTCCCGCCTGGATTTGCTCTACGATCAAACCTACAGCGTCATCCATCTCCATCCCGCCCTTCATTAGATGAAGGATCATGGTCTCGGGGATCTGAGGATACTGAGATTTGACCGCTGCGAGTCCAGACTCAATTTCTCGCTGGTACCTTTCGGTTTCTCTGTTGAACTGGTCGGTCTCAAAGCGTTGGTTCATCGCCCCGAGAGCCATTTTGTATTGCTGTAGTTCCCTCTGAACGGCCGGAGGAACCCATTCTTGCTGAGGTTGTCCTGGCTGTCCTGGTTGCTGCTGAGGGTTTTGCTGTGCGACCTGTTGTGCGTTCTGAACCGTTTGTGCGGCTTCTTGACGCCCATAACCCTGACTAAGTAGCCATTGAGTAGCAGTATTAGGATCCTGCGTAATTAGTTGGGCTAGTTGAACAGCCTGTTGAACCTGATCAAAATCCCCAAGTTGGTCGTATTGACCGTATTTCCTGGAGATACCGTCGGCGTACTTGCTGAATCCCTTATCCCATTGCTGAACGTGTCGAGTAACGATATCACGCTCGGCGTCAGGAACAGTGTTCAAATAGTTCTGGGCAAAAGCTGATAGTTTCGGACCTTCTTGTACTTCCGGAACTACAGTTTCGCCGCCTGGGTCTGGCTCATATCCTTCATCGCCGCCAATAGCTCCGCTAAGTTGGCCAGAAAGATCGTCGCTTCCCATCGCATCAGACATTTACAATCTCACTTTGTTAGTAGCAAATCAACTGGGGGCATTTTGTGGTCCTTGTGCTGGTGGTTGCGCTCCTGGGGCGCCAGGTGCTCCGCCCGGACCAGCGGGCTGTGGGGCAAGCATACCGGAAGCAGCCGCGTGCAGCAAACCTCTAGCCTGAATCATAATAGAGTCATCGCATGGTATCTGTCCCATTCTAATGCCCTGGATTACCTGTGGTTGCCAAGGCAATTGAAGCATTGGATTGGTTTCTAGCAGGAAATAGACGATGTGGATGAAGGTATGGGCGTTAAACAGCAAATCAAGGTTCTGATCTTGCTGAGTAGCCTCTTGTCCCTTCCTGTAGAAGTCATGACGCTGAATATGCTCCAAATGCGCCTGATAGTTACCTACGGGCTGCTGTAGTCCTTGTGCCATCTTGGCATTTTCTAGATCCGCTTCCCGAACATCGACCTGCATTTCCTCGTAAAGTCGATCCGTATCGCCAAGATCCAACGAGTTAAGAGCCATCGGAGCCGGAACCACGCCCATCTTGAGTAGCTCCATGATTTGGGCTTGTTGCGCAGGGTAGCTTCTCGGCGTAGCGCTTCCAGGTACAACTCGCCAATCCGTTTGTCCGTTAAGATCGGACTGCGAGAAGTTGAAGGCTTCAAAATTCTGATTTTGTCCTACAGTCTTGACCATATGCTGGGCATCCCAGTATTGGCCTACATACGAGAGGAAGTGTTGGATTACCTTCTGCCACCCCTTCTCCTTGTCACGAATCGTATCCATAACAAGTGATGACTCGTCCTCCTGCAAATATGCGATGGCCGTCGCAGCAGTAACTCCGGGCGGTAATTGCTTCCCATCCTGAGTCTGTTGTGATGCAAGCTCATCCATTTCTGTTCGTAGCAAAGTTAAATGATCTATGACGTATGCCGGAAGCCCAACAAGGGGTATTGGCTGGGGCGGATTAGTACCAGGCTTATGTAGAATGATTTCACCGGGGACGTTCCGGATCTTACGAGGCGAAATCGAGCCTTCCACAGCGGAAAGCATAGGTTTAGCCATCTTGTTCTTATCTTCGATGATTTGGGACCGAGTACGGTTGTACTCAAGCTGAATTGGGATAAGGTCGTTGATAAGGCTATCCGCATAGAACATCCCCGATTCTATGTACTGTCTCCGAGTGAATGGGAATTGGCCATGTGCGTACGGAAAAGGCTCAGCCTGTAGGACTTTACCCTTTATGTAGATCAGATGTAGTCCATCAGGGTAAGTTTGGTCATTTGGCTTGACCCAGACCTCTTTTACCTCAACACCCTTCTGCTTCGCCTGTTGATCAGTCATTCCCATGACCGTCATCAGACGAGATTCGACGGTGGAAGACGAAAGAGTCATCGTTTCGTCGACTTTTACGCCGTATTCCTTGCTCAAGAACTCCGGATCGCGAACTACACAATGCATAATCCACGGCTGACGCTCAATATCGGGCTCGTCTAGGTTCGGAACGAATAAATGGAACGGAGAAACGGCTTCACAGACTGGTCCGCCCATAGCTCCGCCTACATTGACCGAATCCGAGTAGTAATCCTTCGAGAAAGCGGTTCCGCAAAGCAACATCCAGAAGTCTACACGCTTCATAACGTCCGCAACTTCGCAAACGTCCGTCAAATAATCAACAAGCTTATCGGCAGCACGAGCAGAAGAGACATCAATAGTATCCGTAGTATTAGGGTTAACGAATCCTCGAATCCGCTCCTTGTTGAGTCGGGCAAGTTCCTTTCGGACAATTTTTCGCACACGGTTGACGGTGATCCTTGTCTTAGAACGATTCGGAGGCGGCTCTATGAGCTGTCCGAGGCTTGTTGGCATCTGAGAATACTGCCATGTGACCCATTGCTTCCCAAAGAAGAAGGCAATGTTGATGTACCACTGACGCTCGAACTGCTGCCGAGCCATTTTTGCCTTGGAATAACGAGTTTCCCAAACAACGAGAGGTTCTGGCTCTCCTGCTTTACCGTTCTGAGAGACGTCTGTGTTTTCATCCATCATGGTCAATGTTCAGCACCCCCATCAAGAACCGTGCATCTTCATCGTCATCATCAACGAGAACTACAGGTTCGTCATCGAACTCATCGGGAACTACAAACACATCGGGCGGGGGTGATTCACCTTCGGTAACAGCTACACCTGCTTCATTAGAGAGCATCAAGGTCCAGATCCGAAGGGTTTGCTTCTGTTCCGAGTGAGAGAGGTTCATCCGAATCTGTTCGTTTTCTAGCTCTCGCATTTTCACTTCCTTCCACCGGAGCGGCACCCACCAACCCAGCCACAGCAGCGCGGAGGTCCCGGATAAGATTCCGAGCAATAGTGAGATCACGGTTTAGTCTCTCATTTTCCTCGTAAACTCGGCTAGCGCTTGCCTTAGACACGTACCCAGCGACAGAGGCCAATCCGACGAAGTCTTTTTCTCCGATGTACATTCTACCGCCGTCGAAATCAACCCCGGTGTCCAAGAACCACACGTCGTCGATACTGCGGGAGACGAAACTACACGCAGGAAGCTGCAATCCAGTGGTAAGGAGCTGAAATCGCGCATCTTTTCCACCTACAGGGCTAACAACCTCTAGACTATCGACAGTTTCTTCCCAATCCGGATCGCCTTCTTTCATCTGTAGGAGCGTACTCCGACGATAAATCCTACAGTCCCTGTTCATCAGATACGCTCCGGTCCGAGAGGTTGCGACACCGCGACGGCTTGGATTGAACGCATTAAAGCGTCTTCGAGATGTGTGACTGCTAGGGACTTAAGACGACCATCGGGGCAGACTTCGTTAACATGATGAGCAAGATCCCGAAAACGTTCACGTAGCTCAGCATAAACATTAGCGACGTTAGCGTTTCCAGGATGAAATCCCATCGTCTGTTCAATTTGCTCTGCAAGTTGGTCGCTCACCAATCATCTCCTAACACTGGATGGTACTTGTCGTTATCCGAACCTAGGAAGTCTCGTTCGGTGTACTCTTCATCTCTAGGAACAGTATGCGAGGGGGTCCTTGGCTCAAAATGAGGAACGTCTGCACCTCCCCATTCGTTTTCCGGGCGAGAGCACACAAGGTATCTAAGTGCATCAACGGCGTGATCGTTTCTTTTTTCAGGGGCTTCCTTTGGTTGCTTGGCTTCCCTGGCCTTCATACTGGCAAATTGGGACCATCTATAAGTATGTAGCTCTCTGATAAGATGGGTACAATCGTTAGTAATGAGAAGTCCTCGGGTATCCAACAAACGACGCACTCGATTAAGTCCGTAGGGTACGTCATTGTTTCCAAGCCCAATGAAGACATCGTCGCGAGAATACTCGGATTGAACCGACTCTCCGTTGACTGCGTTTCTTTGGGAGATGGAAGGGTCGCCAACACGATAATTGACCTTGAACTGAATATTCCTGGTTCGCTCCCAGAAGTTAACTTCGGAGGCGTGTTCGGTGATTGTTCGTTCTGCCTCGTAATACTCATGGAAGACAATAATCCGTCCTTCATTGTCCACGTAAGCCCACAACCAAGCCGTCGGATTCCTGAGCCCATGATCCATTCCGGTGATTATCGGGTGAACTACAGCACTAGGGTCAATACTATCGACGACATGGAGAGCAGGATTAAAACTAGGATAAACAAGACCAGAAGCAGCGACGAATTTGCCGTACTTCCTAGCTTCCCGTTCTTCGCTTGACATTCCAGCGAGCATTGCGTCAAGAGCCCCAGGAGGAAGGAAAGGGTTGTACTCTGAGGGTGCTTGGAACACTGCTGCTTCATCGTGTAGGTTTCCCTCGGTGAACGGTTCGTAGATTCTCCTGTAGACCCAAGTCATTCCGAGAACTGGCGTCATTGTCATCCACCAATTACCCTGTACATCAACCAGTCGTAGCATGTTCTCGTTAAATATGCTTTCAGGCGGTTCTTCGTCGATCCAACAAAAATTACGAGAAGTACCAGCGTGCTTTTCAGTATCCATCTCGCCTGTGAGGAAGTCCATCTTACTGCCGTTAGCTAGAGTGAGAACACGACTTTGCTTATCGTAACTCTGCTCCCAACTTCCGGAGACAAGCGCGCTTCGAGGAAGCCATCTGTCGAGTTCGGGGAGCATAATTTTCTTGAGACCTTGCTCAATATCGACGCTAACTCCTCTGCCGAAAACGGGAGGTTCCGGTATTCGTCTGTAAGGATGATTACCAGTGAGCCAGAATGACGCCTCTGTGGCTCCGGAAACAGTTTTCCCTGCCCTGTTTCCTCCCAGAAGAAGACGTCCGATGGCGTCGCTGGCATGGAATTTCTCCTGAATTTCGTACGGCGTGTACCCGAGCAAGCTCGGCGACGTTACCCTTCTACGAAGGGATCCAGCGAATTCTTCACGAAATGTCGTCATCGTTTAGTACCAATTCCAGTACGTTCTCGGTTTTTTCGGAAACTACAGCTCCTACAGCCCTAAGCTTACGAGCCGGTGGCGTGCCGTGCACGAGCAAGTAATCGAAATCGTTGGCGAGAGCTGAAAGCACGTTTCTGTCGACGTGGGCCTCAAGAATTTCGAGAATCCCTTGCATGAGATTAGCTGCCTCCGATTTATCGGAGCTTGTTCCTTCTGTTAGCTCTCCCGTTAGCGTTAAGTAAAGCTTGATGGCACTAACGTTTCCACCAGAAGCTTCACGGCTTAGCGCTTGGTGAACTCTAGAACGCTCGTCTGGTAGAATTTGTTCAAGACGTGTCTGTAGGGCACTCTGGAACAACGGGTTCTTAAGCCAAGCGTTGTGCTGTGAGAGCGTGATTCCGAAGCTCTTCATCTTAGCCGCAATTGGTCGACCATCTCCGGCGGAGCATAGTAAGTCGATCCATCGCACTTGTTTCGGAGTCAGAGTAGGCGTCCCGTCTACAGGAACCCCGTTAGCGCTCAGGTACTTAAGGTACCTCGCGTTAGCGAAGACTTCGGCTAGGCAGGTTTCAACGAGGTACTCTCTGAAGAGTTCTTCGTCAGACGTCGGCAAGCGACGGAACTTCCAGTAATACGTCTCAATGAGAGCTACAGTCGACTGGACTTGCTTACTGGCCATTGATTTCCTCAAAAAAGCGAATAAGTGTACTCGGGATGCGGTAATGGTGTAGGGTGTAGTTAATGTCTATCAACGGCATACATGCCTTCTCACTGAACTCAGCTCCGCTGAGGCCACTCGAACGCAGGAATTCAGCGAATTCTGGGCCGTTACTGGGAACTACAGTTACACCCCGAGGCCAATTCTCTCTGCGAACTGAAGTTCGGAAGTCATGGTAGGCAGGAATTAATTCGACGGCGTCAGGGAACGTCGAGAGGAAGCGCGGGTGTAAATGGTGAGGAATGCCTTTTTCTTGGGCTTGAATGAGGACTACAGCTAGAGCACACTGATGAGCCTGTTCGAGTTGAGTTAAACCGAGACGGTTTCGGAAAGAGACCAATGGGTTATTAGTCACGTTAGCTCCGAGTAGGGTGGGGCGGGGCAGCCTTCGACCTGGTCGCGTGGGGCGATGGAGGCTATTATATACACACGTCGCCAGGAGGACCACCGAGGGGAGGGGGTAACTTAATAGGATTTGGAATGTTTTGCTAATTTGGGAAAATTTTATCTGAATTGGGGCTACGCGCTCTACGGGGGACCAAGTCAAACTCTGACCGATTTCGTAATACAACTGTAACAATCGTAACAGGCCCGTAATATAGCACGCATTATATTACAATGTCATGACTTTGTAACAATCGTAATATAGCGAGCACTATATTACGAATCGTAACACTTGTCACACGATCGCAGTATTACCGTAATATTTCGGTTCGTCACAATATTACAAGATCTTGTAACACGTTTCGGCGTGGGTTTCCGGCCGGACCCGGTAAACTGATATCACAAGCGAAACGGACGGAACGCAAGAATCGGATCCGAAAGAAAGTTTCGGAGCGGAGTTGCGAAACGGGAATCGGACGCTAGAATGGAACTACACAAGCGAGAGGGACAAAGTGAACGAGAACGAGATCGAGATGCAAGTCTGGTCACGGCGTGACGAATGGGGCGCCATCATAGTGTGCTGCGAGAAGTTCGACCCGACGCACACTGTCACGGAGATGGTATTCATCCCGACGATGGCGCCGATGGTAGTTCATCTCACGGATCCGGGAGCGCACGGCCCTAGGCTTTGCTGGCTGGACTACTGAAATAGCGGCTCGGAGGTTGATGGTTCCATTCTGCCACGGTAGAATGGCTCCACCAGCAACTAGGCTGGCACAAGAAAGAGGCAAGCATGGAAGACGAGAACACGACCGAACCGGCGGAGACTCCGGAAGTGGTCTATCACGAGGATTCGTCCGTGAACAACGGTCTGCGGATCCTGGAAGAGAAGGCGGCTTTCTACGATCTGGCACACCAGATCTTGACGGGGAAGTTCGACCAGAACTTCGCTCAGTGGAAAGCGGCGCAGTCGATCGACGAAAAGTCGACCGAAGAGCTCCCGGAACTGACGAACATCCAAGAATGGATGTTCACGACGGCGACCACGAACGGTCTCCTGCTCTTCCAGCGAAAGCTGAACGATCTCATGACCGTTCTGCTCTCCGAGCTCTTCGGGCGCTATGCGCAGAAGAACGTCCGGGGACAGATTCCGGCCGACACGGATCTCGGAGAAGTTCGGGCGACGCTCGTGAAGGTTCTGAACGGAACTGTCACGATGATCGAGCAGGGCGTGATCGAGAAGATGACCGTCAAGATGATCCTCGATCTCCCGACGATCAAGAAGTTCGGTGGGAGGCGAGAAGACGGAACGTGGATCATCCCAAACGCTCCGGCGGAGAAGTCTGCCGAAGTCACGGTGACGAACGTCGGAGCGCTCCGAGCGCACAACACGAACGTCAAGTTCGTGGTCAACGGTGCGCTATTCGAGTGCGCCACGCTCGGAGAAGCGGCTTTCAAGCTCTTCGGCGTCAAGAAGCCGGCGGAGATTGCGGAGAAGTTCGACAACTGGCACTCCGACTACTTCGCCGTCGGTGACGAAGAGCCGAAGAAAGCGGTCCTTCACGAGAACCGGAAGATCTGGTTGACGAAGGTCGGCTGATCTGCGAGGGGAGTCTCCGGGGAGAAGTTTCCGGAGATTCCCTCCGCCGATCGGTGGAAACGACAAGAGGCAGGATAGACTGTGTTCATGACCGAAGAGCAGATGAACGAAATCCGAAAGTGCGAGCGGTATCCGCTTCTCGTGAAAGCGGCGGGGTACTACACTCGGGCCGTCGAGAAGCACGGAATCGACTCCGGGCAGGTAGAGATGGCAGAACACGTCCTACTCATTCTCGCCGAACAGTACGCCTCGAACTGGAACAAGGCGGAAGAGGATATCCTCTACTGCGCCGGCTACGACTGCTAGAACGACGGGGAGGGAAACCTCCCCTACGTTCGGCCGAACGTCGAAAGACGAACGGCGTTCGCCGAACCGCCGGCGGCGGGGTTCATACAGTTACAGGGCCGCTTTAAAGTATGACAACTTTGTAACACGCGGGGTCATACAGCTACGTGGCCGCTTACCAATTTCCGTTAGTTTGGGGTCCGTATTGATCCTACAGTAGCGGAAAACGCCTATAAGTCGTGTAGAGGTTTCGACGCCCCTGTAGAGATGTCTACATTCCACTCCGCCCTTGGAATTGGGGTTTCACCCCTTCCAAGCGGCTGGTAGAGATTCTTACACCGCCCCTGTAGACTTCTCGACAAACCGCAGGTCAGACCCCCTGTCGGCCTGTAGGAATCTCTACACCCCAACTGTAGACAAATCTACAGATGTAGAGATCTCTACAACCGAACGCCTGTTCGCCCCCCCATAACCCGTTCGCTTCCCGAATTTCTTCGTGGAAAGTGGGCCACTTAAAGCCTTTTAACTGTAGTTCCCTTGAAACCAGTTCTACCTTTCTACGAAAAGCTTTCTCCCTTAGCTATTGACAAGCTAAGGGACCTATGCTAAGATGTCCGCACCCGCCAGGGTACTGCCTACCGGGCGGCGCACCGTAGCGTTTGCTACTTAAAGCCGACTACTGAAAAGAGACAGAGAATGGCTACCGACTTCTACGTAGGCGACAAGGTCCGAGTCATCGGGAACGAAGAGATGACAGGAACTCTCCAAGTGTGCGAGATCGACACTTCGGAGGATTCACTTCTGGTCATTCGTTGCCTGGTTCGTTTCGACGACACCGAGCTAGACGAGTGGATCGACGGTAACGACATCGAGAAAGCATGAAGGTGTAGTTCCCTTCGTTGCTTGAGGATTCTACAGGAACAACTTCCTGTAGTTCCCCCAACTAACGAAAGAGACAGAAGTGACACTGAAGCATTCCTGCCGTTGGCTCGTCAACAAGGACGGGAAGAACGTGTACTGCGAGAAGAAAGTGCAGTACAAGATGGTTTGGGACGGAGACGAAGTCGGATCGACCAAGGTCCGCAAGTACAACCCGTTCTGCGCCGAACACATGGCCAAGTACGAACTACAAGAGGACGACTGACATTATGAAGTGGGTCATGGTACTCGCCGACGGAACCACGTTCTCACAGCTTGACGGTTGTGCGATCGTAGCAATCCCGGAAGACATGCAAGACGAAGAAGTCGAGGAGTTCATAGAAAGCTCAGACGGTTACTACTGCTTCTCGGATCAGCCAACGGAACTCGATCCGAACAACGGCCAAACAATGGCCGATCTGGCGAAGCAGGATCTCGATTACTACAGAGAACACTGGGTTCGCATACAAGGAGTCACAACTCCTTGGGGACCAAGCAAGGGCTTGTGAGTGATTGACGGTTCTACAGCAACTACAGTTGCTGTAGTTCCACCAGTTACTCGACTGGCGGACAACACACAAACGAGAGAGAACATGGGAGACATCGAAGATTTCAGTGACAAGGTTCGTGAGCTAACCGAAAGCATCCAGGACTTGGATTCGGAGTACGATACTCTGGACGAGGAAGTCCGCCAGCTTTCAGTCCAACTCAACGAACTCCGAGAGAAGTTGGAGGTTGCTCGTCAGAAGAAGCAGACCGCCTACTTCCAGAAGACGAACGCAAGAACAGATCTGGAAGTCGCCGAACGAGGTTTGGCACGAGCGAAGATGGAAGCTCGTGAGAAGCTTCAGAAGGAACCGGACCTTACCAACCCTCCGTTGGAGAAGATCCTTTCTGGCGTAAGCCAGTGGCCGGAGTGGACAAAGCTCCGAGACTACCAGAAGGCAGATCTGA